TTCTGATACCACGCTGGCCTCGGCGGCGACATTGCCGTTACCTGCGGGAAGGCGGGTCAAAATCCCATCAATGCGCTCACTCTCAATCAATAATCCGGCGCTTGTTTCCAGTCCACCGGGATTCCAGGGTGAGGGTTCGGTTTGGTTTTCCCCGGCTTGTTCGAACATGGGGCGCAATATCCAGCCGAAAGGGTCTTCTCCGCCATCGCCAGAAAACCGCACAAGCAAACGCATGCGGGCAGCATTCGCCGGGGCGGTCGCCGCAACGAATGCAAAATGCCAAGCGTTGATGTTTTGCCCGCCATATTTTCTGGGTAAAACAGCACCCCCGGAATGATAAATAACGTTATTCTCGGCATTCCGCCACTGAATATACAATTTTGCCGCGCACCGATGATTGGCGACATGGCATGAGAAGATATAGCGTTTGCCGGGAATAACGGTAACGAAGGGTGAACGAATATCCACATACTCTGTTGCAGTCCGCACACCTGCGCTGCTGATCCCCAGATTATTGATGCCCGGCGGATGCCAATTGTCGCCTGCATGATTGACGGCAATCGTTGACCAGGGCGAGTTAGCCCCACTCTCCCATCCGCGTGTACCGCTATTGAATGTGGTATTCGTCAGCAGATTGATATTATGCCCAGCAGCCTCCAAACCCTCGACACGGGTATTCATCGACTGCACGACAGACGCATCAGCCTTTCCCGCTAAACTGGTATTGACGGCAGTTATCGCACTGGCATTTGCACTATCACCAGCAATGCGGGCATTGGTTTCCGATGTGACGCTAGCTTGTGTGGCGAGCGTTCCATTGCCTGCGGGCATGCGGGTCAAAATGCCGTTGATGCGGCTGGCTTCGGCGCTGATGGCGCTGGCATTGGCGGTCGCGCTGGATAATGCGGCGGCGGCGATCCCGGCAACAGAACTATATTGCCCAAGGTGTTCCCATATTGCCGGATGCTGATCAGGTATTTGTCCGGTGGTGCCGGTTTTTGCGCGGTATAGCGCGTTGTTATAGCGCACCAGCCAGCCGGTAATGTAATCGTGTTCGGCGTCCCACTCGGGTGCATTGACGATTTCAGCGACTTCGGCGGCCAGGGCATCGGTCTGCGCGGTGGCGGTGGTCAGGGCAGATTGTGCGGCGGCCAAAGCTTGGGTGAGCGCTGCATCGGTTTGGGCGTTGGCAGTATTCAGGGCAGATTGCGCAGCGGCCAGCGCCTGGGACAGGGCGTTGTCGGTTTGTGCGGTAGCGGTCGCCAGCACAGCATCGGCTTTATTCTGCGCATCACTTGCGGCATTCAATGCGGTTTGAAAATCGCCTTCCAGTCGCGCCGCAATTTCTGCATCCAGCGCGGTTTGTTGGGCGATCAGTTCATCTGCGCTTGGTGCGGGTTTACTGGCACCTTCCAGTTCAACCGGCGCACCTGCACGTCCGCGCACGACCGGGGTAATCCGATAATGCCAAGTCGCCCCGGTCGGGTCGCTGACTAAATATCTGGGTTCACTGACCAGGGCGATTTCCGTCCATGGCCCTTGCGCGGTCGGCCCGCGTTCAATGCGATATAAGACGCCAGGTTGATTGACCGGCGTCCATTCCAGCAACACCCCGTCGGCGACCGGCGTGGGCGTCGCTCCGTCCACCGGCGGGATGGGCGTGGCGTCATGCGGCACCGGAAACCAGCAGCCATAACGCACCGGCACCGGCGTGGTCTTGGGCAAATCCCCCGCACTGGGGCCAATATCCAATAACAGTATGGAATCACTCATCGCAATGCCTCCACGACTTGACGGCGCAGGGATTCATTGCCGCTGTTGCGAATATCGCGCAGGTACGATTCGATATTGCGTAATATCTGTTCGGATTCTTTCGTGATCGGAACGCCGCTACCCGGTGCTGTGACCGGCGGCGCGGCGGCGGGTGCAATGACTGTCTCAAAGAGGGCCTTGGCAATATTATTGTGGAGATTATTGAGAATATCGGCCAAATCTCCCATCGTGGTGCCGTCATCCATGTCGAGGTTGAGGCCATCGCCCAGGGTGTCCAATAATCCATTGACGTGCGCATATAAATTGTTGTAATCCTGCCCCGATGCATAGAGATTGCGGCCCAAATCCAGTGCGGTCTGGCTGATGTTACGTGCTTGCTGGATATCCCCCGCCGAAACCGCTGCCGATAATTGCGACATTGCTTCGGAGAGTTTTTGTTTGTCGGTCAGCGGGCTGTATTGGCTTAAACTCAAATCCGCTTGCAGGCGCTGGCGTTCGGTTTCCAGCTGGCGCTGCACTTCGGCCATATTGACTGCGCGTAATTGCTCAATCGCCGCCAAATCTTCGGCACGCGCGGCAGATAACCCCAGCGAACGGGCAAGTTCATTGACGGTATTGACCTGTTCACGGTATTGCCGTTCGACATTGAGCGCGGCACGCTGAAATTGATTCAATCCCTGCGTGCGTAAATCAAACTGCACCCCCGCCATGGTGCTGGCATAATCGCGCAGCATGCCGGTGACGCTGGTAACTTCGTCGGCCAGGGATGTGGCATTTTGCGTGGCCCGTTGCATCAGCCACTCGGTCGCGCGAGTGACGTTGTCTAATTCCAGCGATGTCAACGAGCGGCCAAGCGTGGCCGCGTGGCCTGCAACAATCTCCATCGTCGCACCCAGCGCATCCAGTATCTCGGCTCCTTCAAATCCGCGATTCAATAATTTCCCAAATCCCAACACCCGCACTGATTCTTGCGACAGCTTATCCAGCATGGCCTCGGCAGCGGACTGGATTTGCGCCTTGGCTTTTTCGGGATCGGCATCGAGTTCAATCCGCCCGAGATTCACGCGCACGGATGAAAGACGCTGACTGATATCGGTGCCAATCTGCGCGGCCAGGCGCTGGGCGTGGCCGGACACTTGTTGCGCAACTGTATCAAAGACCCCTTTGATTTCAGGATCAATCGCGGTCGTTTCCGTCCAGCGCTTGCTGCTTCTGAACCAGCCGCCCTTCTGATAAATGTCACTATAAAACTGCCCATCAAAGCCATCAAACCCATAACTCCCCTGCATGCCTTGCCCGGTGATGCGCGGCGCACGGCGTCCGAACATGCGCGCAATGACGGATGAACCGGTCAGGATACTGGCGAGTTTGCCGCCGATACCGAGATTGCGCAGTAATTTATCAGCGGCGAGAATGGGGCCAGCCACCACGCCGCCAAATGGCCCGGTGCTTTTCAGAATGGTTTTGAAAATATCCGTCGATTGGCCGCCCACATCCCAGCCGCGTCCGTATAACCCGGCGTTCGCCATCATTCCGGCAGCAATCCAGCCCGCAACCGGAACCGCGCTGACCATCCCTGCCGCACCGGATGCACCTGCGGCGGCAGGGGCGGCGCTGCTGGCCGTACTGGCGGCGGTTGTTGCAGCCGTTCCGCCGAATAACCCGCGCACACGCGACACCACATTGCTGACAATTCCACCGGAGGTTTGTTGCACGATTTGCCCGCTGACGCCTTTGGCGAGGGTCTGCGCGAGATTGCCGCTCGGTTGCCCAACCGCCGCAAATCCCTGTCCCGATAATATACCCATGAGAGATTGCTGAAATGGCCGTACCAGATTCTGTTCCAGTGCAGTGCGAATCAAATCTGCAAACCCGCGTTTCCACACATCTTTCAATGCCTGGAACATATCGCGTGAAGTGCGGATACTGCGGGTCATAACATCGGTGAAGATATCGGCAATTCCGGCCACGCCGCGCGTGGCGACATCCGCCCACTCTTTGACGTGCTCGGCGTGGCGTTCAATTTCAATACTCGCCGCCGCCAATGCACGGGCGTGTTGAATCAGCCGCGCCTGTTCATCGGGGGAATCGCGTAATGCGGCATTACCCGCTTCAATCGCACTTGTGATCGCCTCGCGCATTTCGTGCTCGGCGCGTAATTGCCGGGTAAGGAGTTCGCGCTGTTCGCCGGTCTGCGCCAATAACTGCAATTCCCCGGTCATGGTATCGAGCAAGGCACGCGGAGCGGATTGTTGCTGGCGTAATTCGGCGATGCGTTTTGACTCAACATCACGCGCGGCATTGACCAGGGCGATATGATCGGCCTGGGTGATATTGAGTTTTTCCAGTTCCGCATCCAGCAGTTTGATGCGCTGGACGCGCTGATACTCGGCTTCTGCCAGGGGGCCTTTCAGTTGTGCGGCATATGCCCCGGCTTCTTCGGCATATTTCGCCTGACTTTGCGCCTGCTGTTCGCGGGTGCGTTTGAGTTCTTCGGCGGCACGTTTGGCTTCGTTTTCGGCCTGCGTGGCGCGGCGGGCGGATTCGGCCAATCTGTCATTGGCCGCTTCGGCTTCAAGAATGGCATCAATCTGCGCCTGGCGCTGCGCCAGTGCAGCGGGGTCAATATTGCCATCGGGTATCAAACCCTGCAATTCCAGACGGCGGCGCGCCAGGCGGCCCTGGGTCAACTCAATCCGGCGCAATTCCGCGCTTTCGATTTGCTGCGACAGGGCTTTATCAATCTCGCCCCAATCGACACGTTTGGCCGCTTGCGCAATCTCGGCAAAACTCGCCGCGAGCAATTGATTGGCCGCAGCGGCGTTGCCGGTCTCTTCATAATGCTTGACCAACGAAGGTTTTAATTGCTCCAGGGTTTGCCCGACATTGGATAAGGCGCGCAGCTTGTCTTCAAGCGAGCGAGTTTCCTGTTCGGTGGCGTGGGTGATACCGGCGGCACGCTGCACTTGCTCCACCGCAACCGACAGGGCGCGCTGTTCTTCGCGCGTCAGTTGTTCTCGCGTATGGCGCGCCTGATCCAATGCCTCGCGCGCCTTGTCTACCTCATCCACCATGCTCTGGAATGGAACAATGCCTTCTTCCCGCAGGGAGGCATTACGCACAATCAGAGCCCGATAACTTGCATCAAGACGCGCCACATTCTCCACTGATTCTTGCAGCGTCTTGTTCGCTTCGACCAATCCAGAAAATGCCGTATTCGCGGTTTCCTCATTGAAATTTTTGTAAGTGTTCAGCGCGCTTTGAAAATGCGTGCGCACCGATTCGGCCAGGCGCTCGGCTTCTGCGGCACTGTTGCGTACCCATAATACAAACGCGGTCAACGCCGTCACCGCCAATCCCACCGAGCCACCAAACATCGCCAGTGCGCCCTTTGCCAGATTGACCGCAGCGGCCTTGGCACGTAATGCGGTGGAGGCTTCAATCGTTGCTTGTGTTGTTCGCGCCTGTGCCGCCGCCAGCTGCGCTTCTGCCGTCGCCAGGGATAATGTCCCACCAATTCCCGTCCGCACGGCAGATAAGCGCCCGGCAGCCGCTGCTTGTGCCGCCCGTGCAGCCTGTAATTCCGCCTGCGCGGCGGCGCGGGTATTGGCGATTGTTTTGATTTTCTCGGCGCTGGCTTTGACCAACGCCTCCACCAGACGGCCGCCATACATCAGCGCCACACCAGCTGCGACCAACGCCAATTTGCCGAGATTGTCCGCCACCAATTCAATGACTTTCACCACCGCCTGATTGGCGTTGACCGTGTTATTGAGTTTTTCAGCAAATTCCTGCCAGCTATTACCAAAGCGTGTCATCGCATCTTCAAAAGTGGTCGGCATGGCCTCGGTTTCATCGCGCAAGACCTGTAACTGGCTGGCCACCCCTGCCAGCTGGTCAATCGTCAATTGCCCATCGCGGGCCATTGCAATCAGTTCCGCGCGGGTTTTCCCCAGACTCTGTTCCAGCGCGGTGACAAAACGCGGGGCATTTTCCAACACGCTTTGAAATTCCATCCCGCGCAAGGTGCCGGTCTGCATCGCTTTGGAAAACTGGTCAATCGTATTCGCGGATTTTTGCGAGTTGGCACCGCTCACCACCAGAGATAGGGATAATGCCTCGGTCAGGTCGAGGGTTTCCTTGATGCCATAGCCCAATTGCCGCATCGGTTCTGCGGCGCGGATGGCAATCTCGGCCACTTGATTGATCGACTGATACGAGTTGTGGGCGATCTGTTTGGAGCGTTCCAGGGCATAGTTATAGTCCTGCTGGCTTTGCGTGGCCAAACGCATCCGTGCGTCCAATTGCCCGGCACGGTCGGCGGCCTGTAGAAAACTGCCCGCCAAATTTTTTGCCACGCTGATTGAGGCCAGTGCCGCAACAGACCCCATTGCCAGTTTGGCCGTGTTGCCCAAGCGCCCGATTTCACGCTCGGCACTGTTCGCGCCGCTGCGAATATTGGATAATCCTTGCGCACCGGCACGTCCGGATTGCCCCGCCGCTTTGCCCAGCTCCTCGACCGCCACTTGCGCCTGCTTCACAGGCGGCAATAACCCCCGGTTATCGGCCTGCAATCGGAGGGTGACAGTGGCATCGCTCACGGGAATCCTCAGTTAACCATTGGAATACACGCGGGCGGTTTCTTCGCTCATGACCCGGATACCCGCAACCAGGTCGGCATCGGCGGTGATGTGCAATAACGCACACGCGGCCTGCATTTCCATTGCCGAGATACCGGCATAAATCGGCGTATGCATGCCGGTAATAAAACTTGGCTGGCAAATGCGGAATACTTGTACGGTATCCCAATTCTCATCCAGCACTTCAATCTCCACCGCAGCGTCCTGGCCATCGATTTCGCCGCGCAAAAATGCCTCGGGACTGATCGGGCCTTCGGCGCGGGGTAATTCACTTCCGTCAACGCGCCCGCTCAGCGCCCGCGCGACGGCCTGGAGTTTTTTACCCGCACCTGCCCAAAGTGGGCGTAATACTCTTCAATAATGGCCGATTGCAGGTGTCCGCTCCAGCGGCCATTCAACACTTCATCCAGCGCCGCTTCGCCGGTAATCGGTTGCCCGTCGTCATCACCAAAACCGCTGATCTCAACGACCGTGCGCTCGATATGTTCACGGTCTGACAGTTCTTCTCGCGCCATCCCGACGACCTGATCTTTTGGCAACAGGTGGTAGCGGACATTGATCGTGCCTTCGTTTGTTTTGCCTGCTTCATCGGTCGGCAGGCGGATGGTGACAGGCAGGGTAATCGTGCTGGTTTTGGTCAGTTTCAACATGGAAATAAACCTCGTTTGAAAGTGCTTTATGTATGCCCCTCTCCTTTGGGAGAGGGGTTGGGGAGAGGGGAGCTTTTGCTGTTGTCTTACGGCGTGGTATCGCCAAACTCGATATAAAACTCATCGCCGCCGGTACTGGAGGGAATGCAGCGCCCACTCAATTCCCAGCCATAATCGCCGTCAATATCGACTTCGTTGATTTGCTCAATCTGGCCGCGAATGCCGAGTTCGCTGTACAGCCCGGCAGCTTGATTGAGGCGCAGGGCAACGGCCAGCGCGTGCGCAGCATCACGCACCGCCCACGGGTTGAAATCGGCCAGACTGGTTTTGGCCATGCGCAGCGTCCAGGTCGGCTGCCTGGCGGTGATGCCGGTTTCCCGATGGCTGGTATATTCGCGCGGGCTGATTTGATTCCCCGTATCCAGCACCAACGATTTTGCCCACACCGTCAATGCACTTGTCCCCGGCAATACGGTAATGAGCGTACTGGTGTTATTGGCCTGGGCGACCACCGGTTCCTTCGGCGGCAGGTTGATGGTCGGCATGGTCGATTCTTCGACATCGTCATACTCGCCCTGCACACGAACATTGGCTTTGAATAACTTGCCAATTTCCATTGTCACCGCGCTCAAGGTATGTCGCGCTGCCGCGACTTTTTTGAGCGTCCCGGCGTGATACCACCAGGCATCGCTGACGGCAATGTTTTCACTGACCGGGGTGTATCGCGTGGTTTTATTGGCTGCCGATTTGACCGTGGTCAATCCGGCGGGCAGCAACACGGCGTGAGCATCGATATTGCTGTCGGTGGTCTGGCCGGGCGCTGTCGGTGGCACCAGTTCAATCTCGCCCTCGACAAAAGCACGCTTATTGGCAACACCAAACGGCGCGCCGCCGTAAAACGGGCGGTCAATGGGCCGCTCGATCACATCAATCTCGGTGCCGGATTGGCCATTCAGCAGCCACACGCCATGATCGGGCGTGGGCGTCACTGGTGTATTGGCCGAGGCACGCAAGGCCAACATCAGGCCACGCCGGGTAAATGAAGTCAAATCAGGCTGGGCCATGGGTTAATCCTCGGAGTGAGTTTTATTGCGCCGTTTGGCGGGTGTAATAGGTGGCAGCGATATGGGAGGGTCGCCGTCTACGTCGCTGCCAGTGACGGCCTGGGGGGTGTCTGGGGTGTTGATAGGCGATTGACTGATATCCACCAATTCCCCATTGATGAGGTGCCAGTCGCCATGTCGAATTGGATTCATATTCACGTCAATGCCTGATGTTGAATGCGGTACTGCGTGCGAAATAATTCCTGCCCGGCCAGCCAGCCGCTGCGATACTGGTCATCGCGCCCGGATTGAAAGGTGATCGCTTCAAACGCATCCCCCGGCGTCCAGCCGATCAGGGCCGCGCGAATCTGTCCTGCAATCTCATCGGTTTTCTTGCGTGCGCCGCGTCCATGCTTTTCGCCGGATGCGCTACGTACCAGGCGCACCACTTTTAAAATCACCTCGACGTTTTGAATCGTCACCGGCCCCGAGTATTTGCCCTCGCCGCCGCGTTCTTCGGTGAGCACATAAAGCGCCGGATTGGCATTGGGGGGAATTTCGACCGCACTATCAAGGTCTGCCGCCGTGCCGATAACTTTTGCCAGCGGCACGTGCGCTTTGAGCCGATCAATCACCTCGGCGAGCGGAAATGGCCCGACCATATTTAGAGCCTCCCCAATGTCTGGCGGCTGGACTGACGTCCGGGGCCGCTCACGTGCACCGTGTTTGACGGCGGCACCGCCAGCGGGTCGCCCGCACCGAGTGACAGTTTTCCTTCGGTAACAAATTGCAGGGCTTTGATCGCATCGCGGTAATCGCGTTCGATTCGCCCCGTTGTATCCTGCGTACCTTCGCGCTGCGGGTGCAACAGATACCGGGTAATCGCCAGCGCCCAACTGCCCACAATTGGAAACTGTTTCGCATCCACTGGCAGGGAATATCCGCGCCGGGCCAGATACGCGTCAATCTCGCCACTGGCTCGGATGATCGTCTGTTTGATGACATCCAGCGCATTGACACCGGCAGCCCGTTCAGGCGGCGACCATTCGTGCTCGCCCGGGGATTGACCGGCCAGCATCATTTCCAGCAAATCCACCGGCACTGAAAACAGTTCGGCCAATTCCAGCAACATGTCCTGGCCGCTGGCAAGTTGAACAGGGGTCAGATACATCACGCGCCCTTCTTGTCGGGTTTGGGAGTTTTCGGGGGAGTTTTTGGCGAACTATCGGAGGCATCAGGTGCACGTGCAATCACACCCCCCGCCAGCAGCTCCGTAGCATCGGCTTCCGACAATCCCCGTACTTCCTCACCGGGCAAGAACAACGCCTCAACCGTCCGAATGCGCGCAATGGCAATATAGGTCGTCATGACACTCACCCGATCACGTTGGGAAAATAAAACCCAAGGTCAGGTGCGGTAATCAATTCTTTGACCGATTCACCCACGCGGGCGCGAATCCCGCCGCGCAGGCCGATATCCTTATCCTCCCACTGCCCGGCAATGCGGCTACCCCATTGCGCGGTAAACCCGAATGTCACTCCGCTTTGTGCGCCTGCGGTGCGGTCGCGGTAAATAAACGCTGCGTGTGGCCCCCAGGTGCGTTGCAAACTCACCGCCTGTCCAGGTCGTGCGATATTCACCCGCGCCTGGCCCACATAAATAGCGTCCAGTTCCAGATGTTTGGCTAAAAATTCCAGCGGAACAAACCCATCCTCCTTGGGTTTGCCGTAATACGCCGCCACAATCGCCGGATGACGGCGCAATGCGGTACTGACCGACTGCCCCAATATCCCGATATTCGGGCGCATGATGAGGCTGTCCAGTGCATCCGTAATCGCGCGTAGGGGTTTGCTGGTGTCCTTATCCCATTTTGCATTACCGGTCAGGGTTTCGATATTGCTTGCCGGATAGGAGTTGGGATTGAATACCAGGCGAGACGTGCGCACTTCGCGATCCAGCGCCAGCAACTTGCTGGCGTATTCGACCGCATCGCTCAACGGATCTTTGCCACTGCCTGCGGCATTGTCGATATCCGAATACGGCACCGGCGCATCTAATCCGTAATCTTCGGTGGAACTGGTTTCTTCACTCGAACCAAATTCCACCTGGTTGGGCTGGCTCTTGCGTCCCACACGCGTATCGGGGATGGTGAACCCATCGGCCAGGTGGTGTTTTTGCCATTTAAATTCCTGCCGCCCGACCAGGGTACGTGGCAGTACATCATCGGCAATGAGACGGCCATTGCGGTAAGCAATGGTAACGGCGGTCAGTACCGGATCGACGGGAAAAGGGGTTGCCATAAATAAAAATCCTCGTGCAAATTACAGCGCGCCGCGCTGCAAATAAATGGAACCGATATCACCGGCGCTGCCGGAGATTTCGGCATAGCCGATAATCTGATCGCCGCTTGTGGCCGGGACGGCCAGGCCCAATGCATTTGCGGTGAGCGCTGCGCCGCGCGTCACGTTGTCGCCGTAGGTCACTGGCGCAATACCGGAGCGAATCACATCGGCATGACGACCAGCTGCGGTCGCGACATCGGTACTGATGCCGAGCAGCGCATCGGTCGCAGCGGTCGCGACGGCAGCTTCACCATCGTTTGCACCGTGCTTGACAATCAAACGCGCGGGAATATCACCACTGGCGGTATACGCCAGGGTCAAAGCTGGAATATTGCGGCTCATGCGGAGGCCCTCTTGTAAATGTGATGAACGGCGTCGGCATACGAGAGTTCGATACCGGCCTTCTTTTGTTCAGCGATATAAGCGCGTGCCTGGGCAGCGGCTTCATCAGAATTCAGTGCAGTCGCGGTCGTCGGGGGTTTCTTCTCATCCAACCCCGAATCCCCGCCGATTACCGGCGCGGTGCTGATAAATGCTTTGAATGCGGCCAGCCCCTTTTCTTCCCGGCATTGGGCGCGGTAATACTCCACCGAGACCGGCGCGATTTTCCCGGCCTTGACCGCCGCTTCAATTTCGGCTTCCACCGCAGCGGTGTGCGCCGCCTGGTCGCGTTCGCGCAAGGTTTTTTCGGCATTGGCCGCCCGCGCCATCACCGCGTCATAATCCGCTCGTGGGACATAACGCTCCAAGGGCGGCGATTGCTCGGCATTGAGCGCCGTCGCTTTCGCGGCGTCGCGTTCGGTTTTCATGGTATTGATGGCAGTGGCAATCGCGGCATCGTCGGCATCGGCAGGAAGCCCAAGCGCAGCGATACCCGCCGCCAGTTCGGCAGTCCGGGACATCGAGTTATCCTCAGTGGGGGAAATGGCACCCTCGGCATTGAGCGCCGTCAGGTGGAGATTGGGGAGATTTGTCAGACCGACCGACAATACCTGCGCAATGCGTGCGGTCTGCGGCTGATAATCAAATACTGGCGACACATACCGATACTCGCGGTTTTGTACCTGCTCGCGTCCACGCGGCGTCCACGCGACACGACCATATAATGCACCGTCACGAATATCCAGTTGGTCAATCCAGCCCGCCGCCGGGGCTTCTTCGCCATTGGCCGCACGGTGAATACTCGCGTGCTCCCAATCAAGCGCAATATCAAGATCGCGGCGGTTAAATGCATTCAATACATCGCGCTGCGCCGCTGCATCCCAAATCCAGCTGCGGCCATCGCGACCAATAATCTTGTTTTGAGTATTGGCGGCGGGGAGTAATTCAATCCACGTCGGCACCTGGCCGTTCTCGGTCAGACGTAACTCGGTATTGAAGGCGATATGTGTGCAAGGCATGTTGCACATGCTGCCATTTCAATTCCGCCATTTATAATGACACGTGTCATTAAATGCGGGTCGCCATATTGTTGAGGTAATAATATGGGTTTAAGCCGGGTTTGACGTCGTATCAATCCCCGGTGACACGTGCATCTTATCCCGACCGCAGGTCGCCCCGGTCATCCGGGGACGAAAACGGAGCATCCGGGGGGGCATTCTGGCCCAAAACGGCCCGTCAAGGCGCATCAGGGGCATCCCCCGCCCGCAGACCCCGTTTAAAACTGTTTAAACCCCGTTTAAAAACGCGACCTGGCCCCGTTAACGGGCGTGGGGTGCGCCCCGGCACAGGTCGCCGCCACAGGGGCGCTACGGGCGTCTGGCGGGAAGGGGCGAAATCGCTTCATGCGGTCGGCATGGCGTCGGGGCGTTGAGCGTGTCGTTTTGCAAGATTCCGGCGGCGTTTTTTGTCTTCGTCACTCAAATTGAAACAAATCTTGCAACAAATCGCAGAATGTTGCGCGAGGATTGAATGACGGCTTACGCATCATGCGCTGCTGGCGTCCATGCCGCAGCGCAACGTTCATGAATCAAGAATGCTGCCTGTACGGCAGTTGAGGTATCCATCTAGAACAAAAATTTCTAAGCTGCCTGTTCGGCAGTTGAGGTAATACCACAGCACAAAATTTTCTAAGCTGCCTATTCGGCAGTTGAGGTCACGGCACAAAGCAAAATTTTCTAAGCTGCCTGTACGGCAGTTGAGGCATCCATCTAGAACAAAGATTTCTAAGCTGCCTGTTCGGCAGGACTTCACTCTATCACAGCCGCCGCGGTTTTGCACGCGGCGCGCTGTGATAGTGCTGTGCCTTCCGCCAGGGGCCGGTGCCGGACTCTGTCGGCAGGCCCTGACGGCGCACCCACGCTTCGTAACGACTTGCGATATCCGCCACCCGCACCCGCTCATCGGCGCTGATGTACTTCCCGGACATCAACAGCCTTTTGACATACATGCAAAAGTCCTGTTCATCTGCGCCGGGGGCATCCACCGGCGGCTTGGGGGGTATCGCAGGGGGCGCGGGCCGCGCCGGTGTATCCGCCACCGCGCCCAGACGCCCAGCCAGTTCCGCCGCTGCGGTTTGAATCAGTGCCACCAGTTCGGGGGTACTCAATGTATGCAGTGTCTTGTTCACAATGTTTCTCCCAGTTGTTTGACGCCGAGTTTGTGCAGCAACAAGTGCCAAGCCGCGTAGCTAATGGGTTGCCGGTTTTTTGCGCCGTCCGCCGCAAGATATTTTCTAAATCCCTGCGGTGACCCACCGACCAGTTCTGCCGCCTCCGCCCCGGTGATGCCGCTGAAACTGCCCTCGCCGACAACGTGGCGGATTTCCCACGCCGTGGGGGCGCGCCAGTGCGTCTTGTCTTCTGTCAGCACATCGTCCGGCAGCAGCGCCTGCACCCACGCCAGCGGCAGTTCTGGTGGCGCGTCGGGCGGTGGATGCAGCAGCGCGTCCTTGATCGCTTCGTGCGCCGTTTTCAGCCGCGCGAATTCCTCCGCCCCCATCGGTAGAATGCCGTCCACCTCGGGCGCGTGCAGCCAGGTCTCATGCCGGTCATCGATCAATCCCCGCTGCATGCCGTCGATCGGAGCCAGCACCAGGAATTGATCCAGCACTTTGCCCGCGACCCCGCTGAACTCCGTGGACCGCACCAGGCGGGCGATATAGCCGTGTTCCAGCGGGTCGGCTTGTACCGTGGGCGCAGGGCGAACATCCGCAATCAGTGCCGCCCGTGCATTGCCGAACTGCTCCACAATCTCCCATCGCGCCAGCGCGGCGGGCAGGACTTTTTCGGCAAGTTCGTCGTGTCCGTAGTACATCCGCCAGCGCCGACTGGGCGCGCTCGCGATGTTGAGTGTCTCGCCCGCTTCAAACGTGAACGGGCCGTATGCAAAGTTCGTCATTTCATCCTCGTGTAATTTTGCAATCAAAATCCAGCGCTTTTCCGGATTGCGTCCAAACCGTGAATTTGCATCGCCCATGCGTGATGGCGCGGTCGCTCTGCCGCCGGTCGAGCGTTAATGCAAACGGGGTATCGGTGCCGTCCTCAAACACAATGTCAACTGCGCCCGAGGCGCTGATGCTGGGTTCTATCGTGACGCTGCGCCCGGTTCTCATCTCCGCCAGCATGCTCGCTGCGGCATCCGGCACCAGGAGGCGCAATACCCCCGCGTTTGCTGTCAGATAACACAATCCGCGTGCGGCGTGTTCAGTCTGCCAGTAGTTTGTTGATGCAATGTTTGGCCCGTTGTTTGCGACGGTAATCAGCGGTTGATTCATTTTAGTCCTCGACTGCTTTGGCAATCCAGTCTGCTAGCCGCAGACTGGCATGATTGGCGCGAATCCAGCGGCCTTTTGTGACCGCTGGAGCGCGCATGGGGCGGTTAGTGTGAGTATTTCAAGGCATCGAGCACACGCCACATTGCAGCAGCGTGGTCCACTTGCGTTTCGCTATCAACCCGATCATCAATCCAGTTCCACATCGCCTCCCAGCTGGGGAATTCTCGAACCGCATACCCGGGCAGCGGGCGGAGGCTAAAGACCCCGCGAGTGGCGCGCAATTGACAGGCGCCGTCGCGGCGTGCGAAAACCCGCACGGCGTAACTGTTCACGTAAGTGTCGAACAGATTGGAATCGAAGCGAAAAGACGGGGTTTTGTTTTTTGCGTTCATGTTGACTTCTCCGGTGGAGGAGCAGGTCTGGCGGGATTGCCGATCTGCTGGAATCTAGTATAGCTCCATTGGAGCTATTGTCAATAACTTTTTGAATGATCCCTTTCCGTGTTCAGCTCCCGTTCAGTTTTGCGTTCAGTCAGCACGCAACGACACCCACGCCTCGGCCAATGCCTCCACCTCGCGGCGATCTTCTGCTGAAAACCCAATAAAGGGCCGCGCGGGCAAACCGGGGTGATTGACTTTCTTGACTGCGCCAGGGAGGGTTTTGCCGGATTTGTTGGTGCGCGGCGGCAATCCCGGAAACGACAGCGCTTTGCCTGGTTTTGCAAGTATCACATACGGGGCTGTGCCGAATTGATGCCAGCGTGCCTGTTTCGCGGTGGCGCTGATTTCGACCCAATCATCGCCCGATGAGGGAAATATCTCATCGCGCATGCGTCCAGTATCCACCAGCGGCGAGCGCCCGCGACCGTTTGCCAGCGGCACCCACGGGATGTCGTCCGGCCCCACACCGTCCCGAAACCGCCGCTGCGTGGACTCGGTCAGTGTCTCGCCGATATCACGCATCAGCCCGCGCGTATCCGCTCCGCGCCCCAGCAGGCGGTTAAACCACGCTTGCGCCTGGGCAAGCTCAATGCGGATGACAAATGCGTCGCTCATAATGCTATGATTCGCTTTGCCCCGGAGGAGCCATGTATGGGAACGGCAGGCTTCCCATCGGAACACCCGATGGGTGGTTCTATGTGGGATCGAAGCCCACCACGGGGCATTTTCATAGGCTGCCCGCCAGTTGCTTGTACGAACTCAGTTCACTGGCTGGAACCCGCTTCAATGTCGTCAGGCGCAATGCCGTGACATTTTCGCGGTTCGCCCTTCTCTGGCTGCGGGTCAGTACCAATTTCCACCACTCTCCATCCCCCGCTTCCTTGGCCAGAATCAACGTCAAGGTGCGTTGACTGTCGTCATGCAAATACACGGCGTCCTGCGCCTGCATCCACTGCGGAATCTCTTTGATCGCATCTTTCCACGCTGCAATCCCTTCACCTGGAGGCAAGCGCTGGATGGCGTGGGCGATAAATTCATCTCCACCAAAAATGACCGGGGATGGAATGGTCTGCGGCACAAATGCCACCTTGCGCCCCACGGGGGCAGGGGATGATGCCCCATACCCTGATTCCAGGGCGCGTACCACACGCGACGGCAACACCCCAACAGGCGCACTGCGGCGCTGCATGTCCAACATCTGTTTTGTTGTGAGGTGCTGCTCAAACAACGCATCGGTCATACCCGCCCATTGCGGCTGCAACCAGTTCACCTGCCGTTTCACCGCATCATCCAGCACCGCATCGCGCCAGTCGGCGGGAAGCTGCATCACTTTCTTGCCGAAGGCTTCAGCGGCGGCCAGCGAGCGCGCACCGCGTCCCACGTGATACGCCCATTCCGGCGGCGGGTCGCCTGCGCTCGGGCCAGGGGCGGCATCCGGGACAGTTTTGCCCTGAGCGTGCAAGCGCGCTTCGGACACGCCCGTCACCGTGCACCGGCATCCCCAACCATTGGGCGGATAATGCGTTTCCCACCACGGGTCATTTGTCGGAATGATTTTGCCGTCCCACGCCCGATGTTCCTCGCGTGGATTTTTAATACTGTTGTGCTGGTATTTGAGGTATGGGAATTCTTTCAACGTCTCCCAACGTCCTGCCATGTACGATGTGCGCAGATTGGTGTGATAAATCACATTCGTGCGCCAGCGGATACCCGCCTCACTGTCTCCGCCCGCGCCGCCCGGCCAGCCGTGTTTGCTGATAATCTCCGCAAACCGTTTGCGAAAATCCTCCAGCGTTTCTCCTTTGGTTCTGGCCGCTTCCACAGCCTTGCGAACATCATCCAATACATGCATCCGCGTCACACCAGCCACCATAAACCCGCTGGCGTGTTCGGCATGCATCAAATCATCCCAACGCTCTGACGGCATATTGAGCTTGCGCCGAAAATACGCATCGGCTTCTTTGAAATTCTGAAAATTTCCGCGAAGTTCAGGCATGGCTGTCATCCCCTGCATCACTCATTCCTGCCACGCCCGCCACCGCCAGCGCATGCTGCACCACGCGGGCAAAATCATCGGCATTCAAATCCGGCAATAACGCCAATAACCCTTCATGAATCTCATCCAGACTGCCTGCGCGATTCACAAGCGTTTCAATTTGTTCGATCCACCGCCCCACCAGCGGGTCGGCTTCACGCGCCAGTAGGGTTGCCAATTGATCTTCCCGATCCACCTCAATCTTGCGTGCTGGCGGTGTATATGTTTCCCGATTCAACGCCTGATTAAATGCCGGTAATCCCGGCGAGGTCGGAGCCTGCAATAACACCGCGCTTGGATCAGGGTCGGGCAAACCGAGTTTATCGCGCACGACCGATTGCTCCACCTGTAACCCCAGTGGCACCAAGGCGGCCAGTGCTTCGACCAGCGCCTTGGTATCTTCCGGTTCTTCAACCGCAATCACCAGTTGCGGATAATTCCCCGGCCCGTAATTCAAATCCACCCACGGGCGAATCACATCCCGATTCAATGTCCCTGCAAGGGCTTTTGCATCGGCCTGCAATAAATCCTTGCGTACATCATCGTGGACTTTGGCCTGGCTTAAACTCGCGCCATCATCAGCGGTCATGGTCTGTCCAAGCACCGCCTTGCTGATCTGTTTATCCCACCAGTTGGCGAGTTTTTCAAAAAACTCACCCGCGCCTGCGGTATTGACCGCCTTTTCAAATTCGATGCGCATGGAGTCTGGAATCACCGCCCCGGCATCGCTGGCAAGATTGCTTACCGCCGCAATCAATTTCTGCACATCTTCCTTGCTCGCGCCGGGACCGTATTTACCGACGCGCAAGGGCATGCCGAATACATCGGCAAACGACATCCAGTCGCGCCATGTCCACGCTTTACACGTGTAGCTCACCGCACATAAAAACGCCAGCCCGCCGCGTATCGGTAATCCCGTGCGCAGTCTGGGCGTGTGTACGATGAATTTATACGCCGGTAAGATCAGCCCGTCCGGGTTGGAATCATCACGCAAGCGTAAATCCCGCCCGGTGATTTTATCGAACTGAAAAAACCGCGCATCCCGGTGCAGGTAACGCGCAGGTGTCCAGGTCTTGCCGCTGCGATCCCACTCAATCTCGCAGACCGAATATCCCTTGCCGAGCGCATCAAGTAAATCAAACCGCAACTCATCAAACGCGGGCGCATTGATGAGTTCGCGCACGGCATCGGCGCGTTCAATATCCGCCTTGTCATCACTGGCCGCTTCCACCCGCACGGGAAGTCCTGCACACGCCAATCGCCGCGTCCCCAACACAGATGCATAATGCGGGTCGCGCTCCTCCATTTCCTCGGCCAGGGTCAGATACGCCGTCCCATTCCCGCGCCGCGCCTGGTGCAGAATATCCGCCAGTCGCGCAGGCGTGAGATTGTCCGCTGCCGAGGCATACCAGAGTTGCCGGGAACCCGAACCCTGCGGTTCGGCAAATACCTGTGTGAGCGCTGCCGCTTTGATCGGTTCGCCGCGACGATCGAGAATGCGTGCCATGTTTATACCCCGACGTGTTTCCAGCCACCGCCGCGCACAATCGCACGGGGGAGATTCATCCCCGATTGCACCCGGTGATAGTCAATGATTTCCTCACCGCCCTTGGCCGCGCTGGCGGCCAGGAATTTTGCCCAGGCGCGGTCGGCGTGTCCGGCGCTATCGCTATCGGCGACAAAGCGCGGCACGCCCGTCGGCCCGGTGACTTTTTTGAGTTTATGCAAATCCGCCCGCAGCACCGGATCGCCCGCCGGAATCCGACATTTCCGATCTTCAAACGCTTCTTTGCCCAGCGTCGCCAGGGTGAGTTTATTGCTGGACGTGAATAACACCCCTTCAACGCGGCTTGAACCGTGACGGCGTTGCGCATCTTCAACGGGTTTCTCGCCCATCCCGGTCTGATCCATACAGCAACGCATCACCCGATAGCGACGAAATACCTCATCGAGTAGCGCGTCCTGTTCGGCAAAGCTGGCACGTTTTCTGGTGATAATCTCGCGGCACCAGGCCACATCGCCCACAACTTCATCGACCCAAATCACAAACAGATCATTGCGGGCGGCAATATCCACCCCGACATAACACGGGCCTCCGGTATAAAGATCGGGTTTGCCCGCCTGTTCATCTTCTACGGCCGTAATCAGATCAAACGGCAACCAACTACTGGCCTCATCCAGCCATTGCAGTTCAAATTCCTGCGCCCATAAATCCGCATCACCCGCACCGCGTTTCAGTTCCTCAATATCGCGTGGCAGACCATCCTTGACAGCCGTATAAATATCCACGACATGACGCCCCCAGCCATCGTCGCTGCCCGTCATGAGTTCATAAAACTTGTTGCCCTTGCCGTTGGGTGTGGAAATCACCCGCAGTTTTAACCCCGGTTTTGAAATCACCGGAAACAGGGCTTTCCAGATCGCCCGGCTATCCTGATGAAACGCAAACTCATCCAGCAAGACATTGGCCGAAAACCCACGCGCGGTATCGGGATTGGCCGGTAACGCGGTAATCCGGCTGCCGCCGGGAAGGGAAATCTCCAATGCGCGGGTCTGCGCATCAAAATCATACCCGGATTCTTTGAACGCGCTTTGCAAGGCGTTCAAATGGACTTTAACGCCCTCTTGCATCGCTTCCCTGGCCTGCCGCTCGCCACGCGATAAAATCACCCAGCGCGAACGCCCGCCCGCCGCCTCGGCCTTCAGGCAATCAAGCACAATCTCCAGTGTCGAGGTAAATGTTTTCCCGCACTGGCGGGCAAACATGGCAATCTTGAAACGCGACTCATCTTGAATCCAGCGCTTTTGATACGGGTACAGTTCCAGCGCAGGCGTGGTCATAGGGCATACGCCGCTTGAATGACGGTTTTCAACGCCGCCGGGTCAATCGCTCCGGTTTTGCCCAGCGCCTCGATTTTCGCCTTCTGCTCGGCCAGCACCCGCTCGCGCACCTCAAGTTCGATTTGTTTTCTGACATCGAGACTGACCCGCTTTCCTTGCAACGCATTTTTGGCAATCTGGCTCACCGTGCGAATCTCATCCAGCTCCGCCTCGCCGCTGGCATTGAGTTTGATCGCGGTTTCGGTCGCAAGTGTCACCATCGCATTTGCCAACAGCGTACTGGCATCATCGCCCGCGCCCTTGCCATACGTTTCGGCTAGCACTTTGGCGTGGGTTTCCAGTTCGTGCATTTTCTCGGTAAAGGCGTGAATCTGTTTATCGTACCGGTGTACGCTGCTGCGGCTCACCGTCTCGCCCGGAAACTCTGCCCGGATAATCGCGACCAATTCGTCAAGGGTGTATTTTTCCTCGCGCAGTAATTCCTCCAGCCGCGCCCGGTACGGGGCGCGGTGCACGTTGCCCTTGCGGCGGCGCTTGCCCGCTGGCGCGGCCAGGTCGCTCATTACGCGCCACCCACCACATCCAGAATGCCATCCACACGCAGGTGCCCGCGCACAATCTCCGCCCCGCGCCGCAACAATTTGGCCTTGTATAAATCCGGGTTGATCGCGCCCAACTGTTCCAGTTCCACCAGCTGGTGCAACTGCAAAAACCGCAACGCATCGATCACTTCATGCCGCTCGGTCACAATGCCGACAAAATGCAGCCCCGCGTGCAAAGTGGAGCTGTTCGCCTGCCGCCCCGGCTGCTCATTGAGAATCCGCAACAGTACCAGCCGCAATTCCTCGCGCCGGTAATCGTCAAATGTTTTTTTATTTGCGTTCATGACCTTGTTCCTGCAAAAACTTCTTGATCGAAATCACGCTGGCGGTCAGTGTTTCCACTTTGCTATCCAGCCCCGCCAAGCGTTCAAAAATCCGAATGGAATCGGCATGGCTCATGAGACTGTGCTGCTGCGCTTCCAGCCGCGCCACCCGCCGCGCCAAGGCTGCGTGCATGATCCAGAACACGCACGGCACCACCACTCCCGATACCGAGGTCAATACCGCCAGCAGCAACAGATCACTCATCGCACGCCTCCGGCAACGGGGATTGCATTTGCCGCAGCGCCGCGCAATACCCCTGTATCGCCGCCCGCTCCCACGTCCGCGCCGCCTGGGTGAGATAGCGGTGTTTCAACCGGCACTGGTGATATTGCGCCGTCACCGCATCGTGATTCGCAATCAGACTCGCCCAGCGGTCGTCTGCCGGAACCGGCAGCGCCGGGCAGGGACTCAATAACCCCGGCGGGATCGGCGGCGGGGGCATCACCGGAATTGTCCGTATCGTTATCTCCGGTATTGCTGGCCTGCCAGTGGCGCAAGATGTTAACGCCAGCATGACCGTCAAGATCAGGGCGAGAGACCAATAACGCGGCCAGTGCGGCACGCTGGCGGGTAAATTGTGTGTGTTGCTGTTCACGGGATAACTCCCAATCAATGGCAATGGCATTCAGACGTTCAATACTCGCGATGTGATCGGCTTGAAGACTCAACGCCATCGCGTGTAAATCACGTGTCGCCGCGCGGGCCGATTCGATGTGTTGTTCCAGCGCAATCACCGTGCGCTGCGCGGTTCGCCCCTTCTCCCAGCGCGTCCCCAGCCAAAACCACAGCCCGGCATAGACCAGTATCGAACACCAAAAAACAAAACCCGCCCAACGCGGATTGATTACCGACATACCGCCTCCCCCGGCCAACCCGCCGCTACATACGCCGGTTCCAGAACCAACAAAATCCGCTGCGGATAGGCGATATTCTCGCGGTGTGCATTCACCCCCCGGCTGCGCCAGCGCGCCACGGCACGCCAGTCATTAGGGTCTTGCCGATTGGCAAGGGTTAACCCGCGCTCGCGCCACAACCACGTTTCGCCGCCGTTATACGCGCGCAGGGTAAACGCCCAGCGGCTGCATTCCGATAACCGGGTATACCCAAACGGCTGCACCCGCTGATACAGCCAGCGGTCATATAACGCCGCCGCGTGAATGGCCTGCACCGGATTCCACGGGTCAAATGCGCCCAATTCATCAGCGAATAACTCTGCCATCCAGCGCGCCGTGGCAGGCATAAATTGCGCGATGCCCTGTGCGCCCACCGGCGATTGCGCACCGGCGCGCCACGTACTTTCTTGATGCAATTGCGCTGCCAGGCGCGCAGGCGAACCATTCACGCCAAACACATCGGCCACAACTTGCTCCACCCGGTGGCGGTATAACGCCGAGGCATCGGGAATGGCAACAGATTGCGCATGGACTGCCGATACAAACAACAGCGCCAGCCAAAACAAGGCGAGTCGAATCTTCATCCGATCAGCCCCGCACCAATCAACGCCGCTGCAATCAACGTCGCCCGCCGCGTCTGCGCCATCGTCTTTTCCAGGCCATCCAGATAACGCGGATTCGCGCCCCGGAAAAACGCCACATCCACCCCAAATCCCAATACCGCCGCGCCGGACAGTTTGGAGATAAACCACACATACGCGCCGAGTTTTGCCGGGTTCAGAAATAAAACACCGCCCAGCGTCAACAAAGAAACGGCCAAAAACAACCACGCAAAGCCAATCCGGTCAAACCCGGAGGCCAGGCGGTCCAAGACTTCTGCAAACTTGCGTGAAAACGATAACCCGGACATGCGCCAATCCCATCACGGAAACATGGCCCTTACGATATCCTCTTATTCCCCGTCATCCATAATGACGCGTGTCATTAAAGACATAAAAAAACCCCGCCGAAGCGGGGTTGGTGTGAATCAAGATTTTTCCCATGCTCTATATCGCGCTATGAGTGTGGAACTCCCCGGCACAAAAACACACAAAGAATCCATTTTCAACTCTGCTCCAAAAGAGTTTTTAGCAGTAAAACCAAGCCGGACTCGGTAAGCTCCCTCGCTTGTCACATCCGTCGCTTGGCCTAAAGATGAGAAATTCACGGTCGATGGGTGCGTTGCATCGCTTTTCACCTGTTCCTTACATGCCTGTATCGCCTCGTAAGGGACTGTTGGTTTTGATGGGCCCGAGCAATTGATGACTCCATACGCAATCGGCGCTCCAATTACAAAAATCAGCGCCGCCGTAATCCATTCCGATTTTGTCCCCAACTGATTTTTTGACTCTTCCTCACTCATCATTTTTCCCCTGATTGAAATAATTGTCCCTGCACCTTGTTCAGGTGCAGCCGATGCTGGTCGCGCACAATCCGCCACACCGAGCGGGGCGTCAGCTTGTACTCAGCGGCCAGCGCCTCTATATTATCCCGATTCGCACGTCGGTAGATGTCCGCATCGCGCAGCGCCGTATGCAGATCATCCCCGCGCGGCAAATACCACTGTTTTCCGCCGTAATACTGCGCCATCGCCAGCACCGACGCCCGCGCCAGCCGGAACGAGGTCTTGGCATCAAGCCCGCTACGCCGGAACGTCGCTTCCTGCACCTGTATCAAATTCACCAGCCCCTCCGCCCAGCGCGGCGCAGGCAACACGTCATCATCGGCTTCCCATAACCGCTGCAACTCCTCCGGCACCTCCGGCAACAGCTCCCCCTGCGCCTCTACCGCGCCCGGCTGTTCATCATCTTCGATTTTGCGCAATGCTGTCACGTTCACTGATATTTCTCCCGCGCCTTCGCCCGTTCCGCCTCTGCCTCTGTCTCTGTCATCGCGCCCAGATGCACTTGTTGCGCAATCCACGCCAAATGCGCCTGCAACGGCGTCTCCGGCATCACCGCCGGGGACGCCCCGCCGCGATGCCGCCCGGCCCGTGCATCGGCCTCGCGTTGCCGCTCCATCGCCGCATCGGCTTTATCCGCCAGTCCAAACACCACCGACCGCAGATAGTTGTGGTTATCCAGCGGCAGGGTTAACGTCGCCCGCTGCGCCAACATGATCTCAATCCCCTGCGCCCATAATCCCGGCGTCGCCGCTCGCCGCACACCGCCGCGCTCATCCCGGCACACCGTGCCGGTCTCGACCAATACCAATAATTCCTGCACCAACTTCACCGCCCGCGCCAACCGCAACGCGGTTTTATGCGGCTTGAACAAGCCCAGATACCCCAATACCGCGCGCCCTAACTCCGGTTCCATCCCCGCCAATAACGCCGCCAGGCGTTTTCCATCATCCTCCACAAAAAATGCCGTCACATGCGCCTGCGCCCCGCACGCCGGACACGTCGCGCGCATCAGGCACCCCGCTTTTTGTCACACACCACGTTGTCTTCCAGCAAGCAACGCGCCGCATGCATGCGGGCCGCCGCTAATGAAATTGCGTTTAACGCGCAGTCAACACCATCGCCAACATCCATCCCAAGCAACTGCATGCCGCGCTGAAAATCCTCCAATTCACGCCTGGCCTGGAGGATGTCGTTCCGCGCGCGATCCAGCTGCGATAACGCCGATAACCTCGCATTATATACATTCACGTTTCATTCTCCGATTCGCATCAATCTGCAACGCCGCAATCAATTTGTGCAATTGCCCATCACGCAAAAACTCCAACCGATCAACGCCGAACATCTTTTTTGCCAGGCCGTGCGCATAATCCCAGGGCCGCTTGGCGTCGGCCAACAACGCCTCCACCTTGCCCAGCATCGCCCCCTTGCTCTCCGCCGGTTCCCGCGTATCACGCGGGCGATGGTGATAGACGGATTTATCCTGGCGGGTCGGCACAAACCCCTGCCCCTGCAATGCATCCAACACCTTGCCACGCTCGGCAATACTCATCTGTGAACAGGAAGATTTTCCCGTCACCCGCAGCAATAACGCCCGGTACGTCTCATCATCCAGCCCCAATTGCCGCACCGCCACCTTGATCTTGCGAATCTGCGCCGCGCGCAGGGCGGCGCTATTTCCGGCGCTACGCACATTCCCCTGTCCACCCGCCATCACACCACCTCCACCGATTCACAATGCTTCTTCAAATGCAACGCAAATGCACGGCCATCGCGAAAATAGGGTTCAAGGTATTTATAGACCGTTTCCTTGCGCATCCTGTCGGCTTCACGTTTGCCGTAGATCCTGCAATGGGCCTGGTATATGCTTTTTGACGTCAACTGTTTTTCCCGCAACGGATAAAACTTTTTCCAAATCTCGCTGTCAGGTGTCAATTCACCCGCTCTGCATTCCCCATCTACAAATACCACCACGCCGCATTTCATTCTGTTTTTCGACACCGGGCTCACACGAGCATGCACCTTATGCCCATCGACAGACAGATCCACCTCATCCCACGGTAAAAACAACCTGTCAACAATCTGCCTTACCAGCGCCTTGTCCATCACGCCACCTCCACCTCAAACGGCTCCACCACAAAATCCTCCACGCCCGTGACAATGCTGATTCCCGCAATCGCCGCCACCGCCGTCGGATCGGCCAACATGGCTTCTTTATTTGGCTCGTCCTTGCTGCGGATAAACCGCGATAATCCCAACGCCCTCAACCGTTCAATCACCTTGTCCGCCGCGCGGATACTCACACGCGGCGGGCGCAGCCGCCATTTGACCAACCCCGTAATCAAATTTGCTTCCTTGCCACCACCGGCCAATAATTCCGCACGGTGCGCCTCACACCAGGTTTGAATGCCGTTGTGAAGGGTCTCAATCCGGGTTTTATGCGCCTCAATCTCCTCCTTGCGCCCATCAGTGATCGCCGCAATCGCGTCGTTCACTTCGGTTTCAATCCGCACCAATTCGCGCTGCGCATCGCCCAGTTCCCGAATCGCCTGCATCGTCTGCTCTTTGCTCTGACAGACCCAAGCCAGGGCGGGGGTTTTCTTTCGGCTTGCCATCACGCCGCCCTCCTGGTCGATTCCTTCAACTCCGCCCGGACAATCTCCGCCGCGCCCTGGAACGCCTGCTGCACCTTGCGCAACTGAAGATCATCGCCATGCCGCGCCAACTGCGCCGCCGCCTCCAATCCCGCCCGCGCCAATGCCAGCAATTTGTCGCCCGCATCACAATCAGCATTGGCCACCTGCACCCCTAAACCAAATGCCAGCCCTTCAATACTCGTGCTCATATTCAACCCCTTATTCTCAAATGGAATCACCACACCCATCACACGTCCTGCTGTTCCCCGGTCTGCGCCAATTTCCATTCGCGCTCAAACGTCATCGCCGCATTGCGCATCCATTCCCGTGCCTGTTGCATATTCGCCGTCTCATCTTCGGCCTCATTCATCGAACACCACACCACCGCCTTCGACAACGCCCGGAAAATGTCCGTCGCACTTTGTTGCGATTGGTGCAATCCCCGCAACACCCCATCCACCAGCACATCGCCCGTGGTCAATATTCCGCTTTCGTTCTTCGTACTCATGTTTCACCTCGTTTGTGGTTTATGTTGTTCGTATCTTGTGAAATCCTTCAATTTTGCGTCCGTTCAATGCCGCGTCTCTTGCTGCAACAACCCTCCCAAAAACTTGTACGCCGCATCCAGTTCATTCCACGCCAACTGCCTCGATTCATCATCCGCAATCGGAAATAACCTCTTTGTCGCGACATGAAACAAACGCGCAGTCACAAACAACCGCTCCCCCGCCGTGCAACCGGATTGCTTAAATAACCGCGCTACCGCCATTGCCAATGCATCCGCCTTGACTTGATTCATGCATTACCCCTTTTTTTCATCGTGAAGAACCCCAGGCATTTGAATCAACAATCATCTTCACCAGCAGTAAATGCATCTTCAGCAGCCATTCGGAATCCTTGACAAATGCAAGAATCTCAAGCTGATTGACCACCACAGACGCCAGTACAGCCACAGCCTCTTCCGTCGCAAGACCCGATTGCTTAACCGCCGTCAAAATCTCCCGAACCAAACGGGTTTGCGCGTCATCAATCTCACTCACACCGCACCCCCCAATTCCCCCCATGCGGCCCTGACCTCGTTCAACTCAATCGCCTTTCGCCCCGCCGCCGCCGCATGCATGCTTGCCAGTTTCAAGACTTTGGTCAAAATCCGTAACGCGCCCGGTTTTCCCGCAATCCCCTGTAATTCTTTCTTGCAACTGCGATCCACCGGCCACTCCGATACAAGCGCTTCCACATCCCCGGCCTGCACCCGCCGCAGCCGCACCCAGGTGCCAATCCGGCTGTGCAGCCTGTCCAGATACAACGCCCGGCTGCCGCCCGACATCTGCGCGTAAATCCGCTCATTACCCACCAGCGCAATCCCAATCCCGGTTTCATCATTGATCGCGCGGATTTGTTCCAAAGCAGGCACACCCAAATGCTGCGCCTCATCAATTACCAACAGCCCGGCGGTTTTATCCACCTTGCGCACGATTTCCCGGTATAACGCCTCCGCCCCGCCCGCCGCTTCTGCCCCCACCGCTGCGGCAATTCCCCGCAGCGCCGGAACCAGCCCCGCATGCGCGGGCGTCATCGTCGCCACCCATACGTTCAATGCCTCACGCTGGTATTGCCGCACCGCCGTGCTTTTACCGAGTCCGGCACCGCCATACACCACCGCCATATCCCCAAATAATTTTGCGTGCCGTAAACCCGATAACACCGCCTGTCCCGAAGGCGTCGGCACCCATGCTGGAGCATCCGGCACCGCTGCACTGGCTTCCTGTTGCTGCCCCTGCTGTTCCACCCACTGCCGCAGCTTCCCTTCCAGCGTCATCACATCGCCCAGGTATTTGCCATTCATCCATTGACTCACCGCCGAACTGCTCATGCCGACCTCATCGGCCAACGCCGCCTGCTTCGCCCCGCGTTCTTCCAATAACGCCCGGATACGTGCGCGCAGACCATCCCCATTCAATTCCACTTTCGTCATTGCAATCACACTGCCCATTACTGTTCCCCCTGTTGTTGTGAAATGGTTGTTTTTTGTTGTTCCAGTGCCGCATTCATCTCTTTCATCGCCGCCCGCACGATGGTCTGGGCATCCACACTTCCCACATGAAGTACAGGTACCCCCGAATATCCCGCTTCCCGTGCATGGCGATCAAGCACCTCTCGCCGCATCTGTTCCACATCCAGCGCACTCCCCATCTCAAACCCCCTTTATTCATGTGTTGAAATTGAAATAAACCCGCTTTACCGCCAACCCACTGCATTCATCCATTCCCCTGCCCGCTGCCGCTCATCCATCTGCCTCAACCACTCTTGTTTGCGCAAAATCGCGGCCTGTTCCTCCGCGCTCGGCTCCCACAACCCCGTATCCCGCACCCGCTCGCGCCGTTGCCGCCGCCGTTTGGCCTTGCCGAGCATCGGGGCCAGGGCATCTACCCCCGGCACCTCATCCCGCCCCTCACCCGCCACATCCAACCCCTCCTGCACCCGCGCCAGTTCCGCCGCATCCAGCCGACGATGCAGCGCCAGTTCATTCTGTTTCGCCCTCTTGAGCTGCTTGCGGATGCGCTTGGTCTCACGCTGTGCATCCCGGTCGTTAAAGCCCACCGGCAACATGCACTCCACAAAGCCCACATACACCCCCTCCAACGTGTACACCTCCACCCCGTCTTGCATCGCCTCCGGGTCAAACCGCACCTGCACCTTCTGCCCCGCATAGGGCGATAACCGTTCATTCCAGTACTTGTTCCCCGCCACCGTCACCATGCCGCTCTCGCGATTTGCATTCACCACTTCCGTGGCCTGCAACAGCATCCGCAACTGCTCATCAGACGCGCGCGCCACCTTCGCCTGCGCCACACTGGCCGCAAACGCCTCATCAAAACTCAACGTCCCATCACATGCCGTCGTCCGCCGACCGCGCCGCGCGTTATGCGCCCGTATCCCTTCTTTCAGCACCTGCAAAAACGTCGCGTAAGGAACAGACCGGCTGCGGTAGTTCTCGGGTTTTGCCAGCGGGTTCTTGCCCACATACGCCCCCGCCAGCGCCGGATGCTTTGAAATCCACTCCTCAAGATCACGCCACATCCGCTCAATCGGTTTCGATTGCCCGTGATACGGCTGGGTGAAATGCACCTCACACCCCAGCGCCGGTAACACCCCCAACGGTTCATCCGGCTTCACCTTGAACCGGTTCCGGTGCGCAATTCCCCCGGTCAACTGCTTGCTCGCAAACGCCTTGCCGTTGTCAAACCACACGTGCCGCGGAATCCCGTACTCACGCACCATCTCATGCACCGCCCGCTGCACAAGGTCGCTGGTCTCCGATTTGCCGACCTGCATCGCCAGGCACTTCCGGCTGTACACATCCTGCGCGCCCACCCCCAGCGGTCGCCACGGCGTTTCATCGCCCGGCAGATGCACAAACACGTCGAACACATGTCCATCCATGTTCACCGCCTCCATCGCGTGGAATACCGTCTCATCGCGTTCCTGCGCCGGAATCGTCCGCTCGTATTTCTCGCTCCCCTCGCGCGCCAGAATCAATGCCTCGCGTGACACCATTTGCTTCAACCGCCGCTCGAACGTATCCAGACTGGGGTACGCCTTCCCTTCCGCGTCCATCGCCCGTGCCATCCGCGCATAACACGACGTCGCCGACGGCTTCTCCGGGCGCAGATAGTCCGACGCAAACATCGCCATCGCCTCCTCCGGTATCTCAATCCGGTTGCTCTTGCCCTTGTTGCCATTGCCGTGATGGTCGGGCAGCAGCAACGCCAGCCAGTCCGGTCGCGGCACGCCCTTCACCGTCTTTTCCCACCGCCACAGTGACGACAGCGACACCTTCTCCACTCCCTCAGCGCGCGCCTCCTGTACCACCTGCGCCCGCGCCTCCATCACCCCCAGCCCCGTCCCGCACAGTTCCAACACCCGCGACAGCATCCGCAGGCGCATCGCCGCCTCCTCCTTGCCCTTGTTTGTCGCCTTCTCATATCGCGCCCACGCCTCGTCGCGTGGCAACACCTTCGGCACATTCGACCGCGAACGCCCCCGCGCACGCACCTCCACCGGCGGCTTCGGCTGGCCCGTCACAATGTCCAAGTTCAACGATGCGCAGCGGCGCACAAGCGCCGTCTGTACGGACTCGGGAAGGTCGATCAGGCGGTAAAGACGACGCTTTCCGCCTTGTGTTTCCACCTCCGTATAAGGCCAGTTCTCACGGGCGGCGCGTCTTGCAACGGAACGCCTTGCAATATTCAAGGCATCCGCAATCTCCGCCCTGTTGAACCCTTTCAAAGTCTGATCATCAGCCGTCATCACCGCACCCTCCGTCCAAGCTCTTTCAGCCGCTTGATGCGCTCGCCGGCCACTTCCCGCTCGCGCTCCAACCGCCCGATCTCGGCATCCAGCGTCGCCGCACCGACCAGAATCTGCCCACCGCGTACCCCGGCATGCCATTCCGCCAGCGCCGTACTCGTACATACCGTTTCCAGGACAGGCGCAAGCCACAACGGCAGATTGAACTCTTCCCGGCTTTCCGCCGTATATCCGTCCAACATGTTCTTGGACACATCCCGCCCCGCCAGCCGACTGGCCTGGCTCGCTACCTCATAGCGGTCCATTCCTGCCGCGCGCGCACGGTCCAGCAACTCGCCGACCAGCGCACTTACCGTCGCCCGGTAATCCATCGTTCCATCCACCGCTGCCGCCGCCCGTGGGATGGCGAACAAGTCCCCGGTGAGGGTGTCAGCGCGCGCAATCCGGCTCACCCGACACCCCCACCAGTCCCATGCAGGCTCACGCAGAGGGAGAGCATGCCGTCACCGTGCCATGTGGCGGCACCCGCAACGCGGCAACACCGCGCACCTGCTGCCGGGGTTTTTGCGCCATGAAAGGACGCGGGGCACTCACCGGCTGATCCCCGTTTATTGGCCTTGGAGAGTTCTAGGCACAGTTGTAGGGTGTGCATGTTCATCACGCGACCACCTGTTGTAGATTGCGAAATTCGCGCAACCTGCTAGGCTTGGCACCAACAGGAAGAAGAGGCTTCTGGCCGCGACTGCGGTTGGGCTTCCCGTCCGTGCCATACCGGCTCGGCCATATCTCTGGGGCGCTGATACCCAACGCTTCAGCGATGATGGCCTCCGCCAACGGCCAGGGGCGGTGCAGCGCTTTGGAAAGACTGTTCGGATTGTTGTAGCCGTTAAGCAGGCTGAGTTGACGCAAGGAATACCCCTTCATGCGCAGCGCAGCATTGACTTCGGCAGGGTGCCAGTCCTGCGGGGCTGGTTTTTTTGGTGTCTCATATGCCGTCATGTCTCACGTTTCCCCTTGGAGGTATCTATGGGGCAAATATCGCGCATATCTTCTATGTCGTCAAGAACATGTGCCAACAATGAGTCCGCAGAAATGCATACAGCCTTGCAAGATGTGAAGGAAATTCCTTATGGAACAGGATGTTATAAAAAGACCCGGCGTTAAATCTGGTTCAGTTATCATTCATGTTCCGACTGAGGTTCCCTCAAAAGGCATGCGTGCTCGTATATCTTTTGCGCTCGAAGCGCTTGGAACAAGAAAAAATGCGGCAAACCTACTTGGTGTTTCCGCAGATTCTCTAGCAAGATACATACGGGGCGAGAACATGCCGCCTTTTGATGTGATGGCACGTCTTGGTGCTGCGGCTGATGTGAGTTTGGACTGGCTGGCCACAGGTAAAGGTAGCCATCCGCAAGCGCCACTCAAACAGTCCCGTTTGAATCCAAAGCATATGACGCGTGCTATTCAAGCGGTAGAAAGTGCCTTGACTGCTCACAAGGCAACGCTTCAAGCAGCGTCGAAGGCAGAGGCAATCAGCCTGATCTATGAGTTGCTTGAAAGTGGGCTGGCTGAAACCGATGTCTTAACAGCAGCCGAGCGGGTCGTTAATTTGGCGCGTATGCCCGCCTGAAACAAGCATTTTCGGGTCACACTTTGCTAAAGAGAGAGTGCCTCTCGGATTCTTTTATTTTTCTTTATTTAACAATCACTTGGGAGAAGTGTGACTTAAAATCCCGGTGTCACACCTTAGTTCCCACTTTCGCGGGCTGAAATGCGTCCAAAATCCAGCCATCAAGGGTGTTTGAAATCGCATAAAATCAAACAAGAACAATAGTTTAAACGAAATTTAAAAATCCGCGCCCCGCCCGGCGGCCCATCCCCCGAAATCGCCCCAAACCCCTCATTTTCGCCCGATTTTTCAAAGCAGCCCCATGCCCCAGCCTAACCCCATAAAACACCCCTAATCCCCTGATAAACCGGCAAATTTCATCCCGTTTTATCCCGCTTTTCCCACCTTATTCCGTTTATCACTCTGTCTGCTCCCTAACAGCCTGGTTGCCAGCCGAGGCCGGGCGCGGGTGCAAATCGAAACCACGCCGGTCATGCGCGGCACGGTGCATCCGGTGCGTCAGATGACCGTGCGCCCGA